AACCAGAATTAAGAAGCGAAAATAGTATTCAATTTGAAAAAGAATTAACACAATTAATTAATAAACATTCTATTGAAAATATATTAGATATGCCAGATTTTCTTATAGCAGAAATGTTAGTTAATATTATTAATTCTATTGGTTATATTAGTAAAAAAAATCTTGTCATGAGAACTATTTTCCATCCGATATGTCATTCTAAAAGCAATATAGTGGACAAAAAATAATGAAATTATCTGAAAAAACATTTAATATTTTAAAGAATTTTTCTAATATTAATAGTGGTATTCAATTTAAAGCTGAATCTTCAGTATTAAGAACAATATCTCCACATAAAAATATATTAGCAAAATCGGTAGTAGATGATGTATTTCCTGTAGATTTTTGTATCTATGATTTAGGTGAATTTTTAGCAGTAGTTAATTTACACAAGGAAGATTGTGCTCTTGCATTTGATAATAAAAATGCTATTATTTATGGATTAAGTGGTAGATCAAAAATCAAGTATCGTGGTTGTGAGCCAAATATGATTGTAATTCCACCAGAAAAGGAATTAGTATTACCACAACCAGAAATTAATATTACTTTATCTGATACAGATTTTAGGTGGATTTCTAAAATTAGTAATATTTTAGGATCACCAAATATATCAATTGTTTCTGATGGTAATATGGTATCAATTGATACAGTTGATGTTTCTAATGATTCATCACATACAGAATCATTAGAATTAATGTATGGTAATGGTGATACTTATACCATGATGTTTAAAACAGAAAATATACTAAAAATGTTACCAGGAAATTATAATGTAAATATTTCATCAAAAGGTATTGGATTATTTACTAATACCGATATTGAATTAGAATATTTTATTACAACTGAAATTGGTTCTGTTTATACCAGTAATTAACCATTTTTAATATCAACATCATTATGACCTTTTACTTTTGCAGTAAAAGGTTGTTTTGACATTGGACTAATAGTTCTGTGGCTAAATGTTGCAACTTTACCATTATGTAATGATCCATTATAATCTGGTGTTGGTTTTTTTAGTTCAACATGATATTGATATTTATCACCAGTAGTTGCTTTTGGATGTAATTTTTTAACTTCGTTTTGTGTTGATGTTGGTAAATCACCAAAAGGTAATTTATGAGTCCAGTTTGGATTAATAACAGATTCAGTAAATTCTTTTAATGTTTTCATTTTAATTCTCCTTTTTTATGGTATATTATATTTATGTTTAAAAATCTTTTGCTATATAGTATGTATTTGATAATTATGTTAGCAATTTATGTAATTGCTTTTAATATATTTGTTTATATTGTTACTTAAATATCATGAATAAAGAAGAAAAAGAAATTTTTATATTTGTAATTAAAAGACTTTTAGCATATAGTATATACCTTATATTTTTACTAGTTATTTTTTTAATTACATTTAAAACAGTGATTACTATTACTAGGTGATATATTTATGAATAAAGTAATTTTCGTATTTGGTTCTAATAGACAAGGTAGACATGGTGCTGGTGCTGCATTATTTGCTGTAAGTAAATATGGTGCTGTATATGGTCAAAGTAGTGGTAGGCAAGGTGATAGTTATGCTATAATTACTAAAGAATTAAGACATAATATGCCACCAGTTACATTAGAAGAAGTACAAACTGGTGTAACAACATTTCTAAAATATGCTATGGAACATCCAGAATTAACATTTATGGTTACTAAAATTGGATGTGGGTTAGCTGGATTTAGAGAATGTGATATTATGCCCATGTTTGAATCTGCTTCACTAAATTGTAAATTACCAGCAGCTTGGAATAGAGTATAATGAGAAATATATATTATGAATACTAATACATTTTTGTGGTGTGAAAAATATAGACCATCTACTGTTAATGAATGTATATTACCAGATAGATTAAAGACATTATTTACTGAATATGTAAATAGTAAAAATATTCCAAATCTTTTAATATTTGGTCCACCTGGTACTGGCAAAACTTCAATTGCTAAAGCATTATGTGAAGATATTGGTTGTGATTATATTATTATCAATGGATCAGATGAATCTGGAATTGATACATTCAGAGGAAAAATATCACAATATGCATCATCAATGTCATTAGCTGGTGGTAAAAAGGTTATTATACTTGATGAAGCAGAAGCACTTAATCCAAATACAACACAATTTGCTTTAAGAAATGCAATAGAAAAATTTGCCACCAATTGTTCTTTCATATTTACTTGTAATTATAAAGAACGTATTATTGAACCATTACATTCTCGAACTGCATCTATTGATTTTAATTTAAGAAATCAAGAAAAGGCTACTATGGCCAGGGATTTCTTTAATAGAGTCAAAATGATTTTAACTAATGAAGATATAGATTATGATCAAAAGGTAGTAATTGAATTAATTAAGAAGTATTTTCCTGATTATCGTAAGATATTAAATGAATTACAAAAATATTCAAAATTTGGTAGTATTAATAGTGGAATATTAGCACAATTTAGCGATGGGTCATTATCAGATGTTGTTACATATATTAAAAACAAAGATTTTGCTGCTGTTCGCAAATGGGCAGCTACCGGCGAATATGATCCAGTATCAATTTATAGATCATTATATGATATTTTGTATAATATCTTACAACCACATTCTATTCCTCAAGCAATATTAATTTTATATGATTATTCTTATAAGAGTAGTTTTACTCCTGATAAGGAACTTAATATTGTAGCTTGTTTTGTTGAATTAATGTCAAATTGTGATTTTAAATGACTACTCCATTTGATTTTGTTAAAGAAATATTAACTGGTAATAATAATTCATTTTATAATGATGATACCAAAGATGGATATAATTCATTTATTATTAATAGAAGTTTAACATCGCATGTTGATACTATTTTATATGCTAATGAAATGAATATGCGCCCAAATATGGATAATAAAATGGCGTTTGATTTTTATAAAAATACTATTCGATCTAAAAGACGACCATTTGTAAAATGGTTATCCAGAGATAAAAATGATGATATTAAGTGCGTAAAAGAATATTATAAATACTCTACAGCTAAGGCATTGGAAACTATCAAATTACTTAGTGAAGATGAATTGAATTATATTAAACGACAAATTGATCCTGGTGGATCGGGAAATGAAAATGAACATTGATACTAACAGTGATATTTTTAAAGGAGTTGGAATTGAAGTAACTTTACCAGATGATGATTCATTCCTTAAAGTAAAAGAAACTCTTACTAGAATAGGTATTTCTTCCAGAAAAGAAAAAGTATTATGGCAATCTGCTAATATTTTACATAGACGTGGTAGATATGTAATTTTAAGTTTTAAGGAATTATTTATATTAGATAATAAACCATCATCCTTAACTGAAAATGATATTCAGCGTAGAAATACTATTTGTAAATTACTAGAAGATTGGGGATTAGTAAAAATTGTAGCAAGTGAACGTGAACAAGTTATTAATAATCTAGCACCATTAAATCAAATTAAAATTATTCCATATAAGGAAAAATCTGAATGGAGATTAGAAAATAAACATACAATAGGAAAATCCAGGAATGTATGATTTAGTAATAGAAATATGGAATTTATATAATGGCTGAATTAATTAATAATATGTATTTAATGAGTGCTAAAGAATATAAGGATATGACAAATCCTGATGTTTGCTATACATTATTAACAAAAACTGCTGCAAATAAAATTGTTCGTAATATACTTAAAAAGTATAATGCTGTATGTTGGCATGATTCAGATGATGATATTACTTGTGATACTTGTCCATTAGTTACTATATTTGATTCAGAAGTATATAGAATTTGTTTACGTCAAAAATCTTATGATGGTTGAAAAAGGAATGTATAATGAAAAAGAAAGTGGTGAAAATTGTAAAATTGAAGAACTTATATAATTTAGATATTGTCTATACTACTGGATATGATGAAGTAGTTATGAAAGAAAATATCCCATTTATATATGTTTATTATGCTAATAAACCTGATAGAAAATTTTTAGTTTGCAAAAATTCGTTTGCTGTGCTAGAATAAAATTAAGGCTGGTATCCTTTTTCTCTACCAATCAATG